AGACCTGTTCTATGATAAAATTTAAATATATTAATTACTTGAACGAAGAGTATAATAAGTATTGGAAACGACTTTTCTCCAATACTAAATCTTCAGGAAGTAGGGCAGCTTTCATGACCAAGGCAAGAATAGGGCAGATGCCACAACATGAAATTACCTTTGAAGATTTGAAGGAGCAGTATAGCCTCCAGAAGGGGCTCTGTTATTGGTCAGGAGTACCCCTTCGTCTAGAGAATCAAGATATTAATTACCATCCCTTAGGACTAAGTGTAGATAGAATAGATAATGATAAAGGGTATATAAAAGGTAACTTTGTAATATGTTTAAGACTTATTAATCTTGGCAAGAATCAGTATTCCTCCGAAGACTTTCCTAATATTATTAAACAATTAAAGAAAGACTTTGGTGTGGGTGGTTGGTGGTTTTTCTGGAGATAACTTATGAGAACTGTAGTTATAGGAGACATTCATTTAGATAGTAAAAGTAGGGGGCATCTTAATGCTCAACTAGCTACTATAGAATCTATTATTGCTGAAGAGAATCCTGGAGAGATTATTTTTCTAGGGGATATATTCATGCATAGAAACCCCAGCCCAAAAGTATTGGTTGGGTTTAAAGAGTTGCTAGACATTTGGACAGATGCTAATATAACTGTACACCTTTTGAGAGGCAATCATGACTCTGCTGATAAATCTGATAACGGTTTAACAGCATTAGAAGTGTATAGATCTCAGTATGTCCATGTTTGGAACCGATTTGGAGTTTATAATGATAAATATTTCATCCCACATTACGAAAATGAGGACACTATTAGAGCGTATCTGTCACGGTGCCCTCAAAACGCTCAAGCTTTTGGGCACTTTGGTTATCTCGGTAGTCTCAATTCTGTTGGTGATGCCGATTCTACTCTTAGCATCTCTGACTTTAAGTGTAAAACTTACCTTGGACATATTCATAACTTTAAACAAAATGGATTGGTTACAATTCTTGGCACTCCGTACAGCACAAACTATGGTGAAGCAGGAGCCCAAGGATATTATCTTGTCCTTCATGAGGAAGTCCTCGGACCTGTCAGGGAAGAATTCAAAGAAATACGATTCGGACCCAGACATGTGGTAACTTCTTTAGAGGATGCTAATGATCGTGCTAAGGAATTAAGTGACGCTAGTTGGTATACTATGTTACGAGTAGCATTACGATCAGATGAGTCTGCCTCTGAACTATCTGAGAACTTGCGTGTGGAGGAATTAGATATTAAAGTAGCCCCTGCGTTTGGAGATGATGATGAAATATCTAAGTATAAACCTAATAGAGATTTGTTTACGATTAACGAGCAGATTATTACTGATTATGTCGAGAACTGCGATGTATCTCCTACCTTAACGAAAGAAAATTTAATGGAAGGATATTCCCTGCTAAAGAAAGGAGACCCACTACCAGATGAAGATTAGAGATATAACAATACAAAACTTCTTGTCCATTAAGAAAGCCCGTATAAACTTGAAGAAGTTTGATGGGCTAACCATTATTAAGGGGAAGAACTTAGACACAGGTGGAAGTAATGGGTCAGGTAAAAGCTCTATCGTAGAAGCTATTTACTTTGTGTTAACAGGCAAGACTCTACGCAAAAGTACTGAAGCTTCTCTTGTTAATTCCCAGGCAGGTAAAGGACTTGTGGTTAGCTGTAACATCTTACTTGATAATGCTAAGATGCTTGGCATTGAAAGGTGTAAGAAGCCAACTAAGATGAAGCTTACCTTAGATGGGGAGGATATTACAGCTAAACATGCTAATGATTCTCAAGCTATCATTGATGAGTTACTTGGTACAAACCATAAGGTTCTATTAGCATCTATGTTCTTCGGTCAGGCTAATGATGTAAACTTCTTAGACTGTACCCCTGTTGTTAAGAGAGACATTATTAGAAACTTCCTTAACCTTGATGAGATCTTTGATATGCGTGAGCATATTAGAGAGTATAAGTCTGAGTACTCACAGAGGGTCAAGGTAGCAGACGCAGTTATACATACCATTAAGTTAGATGTGGAAGACTTGGATAGGAAGATATCAAATATTCAGACAGATATTAATATAGATCTGAATGAGCTAGAGAAGAAGTGGGATATTTACAATAAGAATACTCGCCTATGGGAGAAGCTTGAGAGGGAAGAGGAGTCTTTAGAGTATGCTATATCACATTATAAAAATAAGATGGCAGATAAGCACCCTAAATGCCTTACTTGCGGGCAGACTGTCCCCAAAGATGATTTTGTTGAGAAAATGGCAGAAAAACAGTTTGAATTGGATGGAGTGCGTGATAGAATGGAGAGCATGGAATATCCTGTGTGTCATGCTGCCCCACTATACACAGTAGAGTATGCTAGACTGGCTCAGGGTAATGCTGAAGTGTTAGATGGTCTAAGGAAGGAGAAGGAAGAGAAGATTAAGGAGTTGGAGGATAAGAAAGCTATTTCCCACACAGGATCTCAGGTGATGAGGTTCTGGGAGAGAGCATTATCAGAGAAAGGAATTATTAAGTATATTATTCGTAATGTTTTGGAGTATTTTAATGACCGTACTAACTATTACTTATCATATTTAACAGATCCTAACTTTTCTTTAGAATTTGATGAGGAATTATCTGAGTACATAAAAATTGGTGACCAAGAAATACACTATATATCATTGTCTGGAGGCGAAAAGAGAAAACTAAACCTTGCCATCATGATGGCTCTTAAAGACCTTTTACTACTCACAGACACAAACCACTCCAATTTACTATTTTTCGATGAAGTAGCTGAGAATATAGATGAGGATGGTATACAGGGACTCTATAATCTATTGCTGGAGTTGAAGAAGACAAGACAAATATTCGTTATCACACACAACAAACACCTTAAGACATTATTAGACTCGTCCAAGAGGTTAACCGTAGAGAAAAAGAAAGGTATATCTAAAATATGGCAAAAGTAAAATTATCCGAACTGGGACAAGAGATCTTTGATACGAGATACGCATACCCAGGGGAAACCAAGTGGGCAGAGAGAGCTAAGGTTATTGCTAGGTCTGTAGCTACCGCTGAGAAGGATGCGGATAAGGAGAAGACGGAGAAATTATTTTATGATATCGTAGGTAGTGGTGACTTCATTCCTGGAGGTAGAATTATCTATGGGGCAGGTAGGAATAGTGGTAGTTACAATATGCTCAACTGCTATGTCATTGTGCCTGAAGATACTGTACAAAGTATTGGTAAGACCGTAGATGATATGTACCAGATCTCTTGTGCTGGAGGGGGCATTGGATTTAATGTCTCTAAGATTAGACCTAAGGGGGATGACATTGGTAATGTTGCTAACTCTGCCCCAGGGTCTGTGTCTGTGCTTAAAATGATCAATGAGATTGGGGTTCATGTTAGAGCAGGTAAGAACCGTCGAACTGCACTCATGGGTATACTTAATGTAACTCACCCAGATTTAATGGATTTTCTTCATGTAAAGTTGGACAAAGGTGAGCTAAATAACTTTAACATTTCAGTTGCTATCACTAATAGATTTCTTGAGGCTATAGAGTTAGATGAGGACTGGTACTTTACATTTAATAACAAGAAGTATTATTCTTATGTGTTAGCTAGAGTTAATTCAGAGGAACCAGAAACTTATGAAGAGATCGTAGTTACTGGTCTTGATAAAGAAGATGCTATTACTAGGGCTAATAACTTCTATCAGAAACATTGGAAGGATGAGTTTGAATATGTGGGAGAAGGACAAATCAAAGCAAGGGATCTTTGGAAGACTATTTGGGAAAATGCTGTCGAGTCTGGAGACCCTGGTGTTTACAATATTGATCTTGCCAATAGCTTCACTAATGTCTCTTATTTTGAATCCCTGGACTCCACAAATCCATGCGGAGAGATATCTCTACCAAGCTACGGTAATTGCTGCCTTGGCAATGTTAACTTATCTAATATGGTCCTCGATGATAACTCTGATGTAGACTGGAAACGGTTAGCAAAATCTGTTAGGGGAGGCATTAGGTTCCTAGATAATGTACTGTCTATTAACAAGTTTCCTGTTGATGATTGTAAAGAAGTGGCAGAGAGATCTAGAAGGGTTGGTCTGGGCGTAACTGGATTACATTACATGCTTATTAAGTTAGGTCTTAGGTATGGAAGTGAGAAGTGCTTGGAGTTCTTAGAAAGATTGTTTGCTACCATTAGAGATGAGGCGTATAAGCAGTCGGTGTATCTGTCGAGAGACAAAGCTCCTTTTGCTGCCTTCGATAGAGAACAATACTTAAATGAAGAATTTGCGAAGACACTTCCAGCAAGGATTAGAATGCTTATTAAACGGTATGGAATTCGTAATGCTGTCATGCTTACTATCCCTCCTTGTGGTACTATATCTATGCTCATGGGGGTTAGCAGTGGGATTGAGCCTATTTTTTCAGCTATGTATCTCCGTAGGTATAGACAAGGTAGTGTGTGGAAAGAAAAGCTAGTGGTTGATCCTCTTTTCGAGGAGTATCATAACGAAGGTAAGGATATTTCTAAATTTATTGGAGCTTATGATATTAATGGAGATGAGCATCTAGCAGTTCAGGCTACTATTCAAAGATATATTGATTCTTGTATTAGCAAGACTATCAATCTGCCCAGTACAATGGAAGCTAAAGAGGTGATGGATACAGCGTTTGTTTACATGCCGTATTTGAAGGGCATGACAGTCTACAGGGCAGCGTCTAAGGAGAATGAGCCACTTGTAGCGATACCGAATACCCCTGAGAATATCTCTCGTTATATGGGCTCTCAGGAGGAGACAGGGGTAGGTGTTGGAGATGCTTGTAGTTTGGTTGGAGGCTCCTGCGGAGCGTAAATTAATAAATATATAATACTCATACCCCTTACTTTATAACTAAATAAAGTAAGAGGTATGATCCTATGGGAAGACGAAGAAACTGGAATGGCTTATCGGGTGGACCCGTTATGGGAAGACGGTCTAACTTTGATGGTAAGGGTAAAGGTGGTAGATGGTTAGCTCGACAGGGTACAACTAGTTGGGTTCCAGGAAATGTTAAACCGACAGGATTTGGAAATTCCCCAAATGTCTGGAATTGCCTGGATTACACCACAGGCCTGGTATCTTTATGGACTTTTGGGGAGGGTACTGGGACTACATTACACGATGTAGCTCCACTTACAGAACAACAGAATTTAACATTTGATACTCCACAAGGTACAGGTGCTGGGTTAGTTACTTCATCAAATTTTACATGGAACTTCAATAGTGATTTGGGTAGATGGTATGGATCAGTATCGGGAATTCCGTTTGTCCCAGGCGGGCAAGTAGATAAGGTTGAACCCTCAGATGGAATGAACCCTAATAGGGAGGGAATCTGCGAACTCACTGATGTTGTACAGGACCAGAGTGTTGGCCCGAACATAGAATGGAATCAGTTTTCTGTAGAGCTATGGATCAGTTCTACAGGAGAGTTTAATGGTACTGGAATGATAATGGGAAATACTCGCGATAGATTTAGTGGCTTCTCCAAGACAATCCTCCATCCAAATTGGGCCATATGGGAAGCTAGTGGTAATTATGTTGTTGGTGTTAGGACATATTCTGATTGGACGAGATTCACACATACTTCGAAAACACCCAACATATCTAAACAAAGTGGACTTCAGCATTTGGTCTTAACATGTAAACCAGGGGGACCTTGGCTCCTGCAAGCTGAAATTCGTTTGTGGGTGAATGGTAAGTTAGAAATAGATGTACTTCAGAGTTGGCAGAGCTTTTTGATGGAGACCGAGTACTTAGGTCGCACTTGGAAAGAGTCGAATCCTAAGGGTCCTTGTACGGGCGTTGATTATCATTATTCTTGTTGGACTACTAAGCTAGGGAGGGGGATTCCTAACCCTTCGAACCCGTCTATTGATCCTGAGGAATGGATTGGTCACTACTATCAGGCTGCTACTTATGATAATGCTTTATCGCAAGGAGAAGTGCAAACTAAGTTCGATGCTGGTTACACGATGGGTGCGGATTGTTTAGGAGATTTGGCTCCAGCCCCATCATCTACAATGGCATTACCTTTATCTTCTACACTTGAAAATTGCGTTAACTGTAACCAGACGCAATATCCACCCACTACAACATTTCAAACTTCTATTACTGGTATTAGAAAGACTCCTGCTACTCTTAATTATTCATTGTCCTCTCCTGATGGGTTGGTAGAAGGTACTGATTATGCAGATGTTACCCCTCACGGATATACTACTATTCCTGCAACAAAATGGGCATCGGATATAACTCTTTCAGCAAATCCAACTTCTGTATCTTCTGGAGAGATACACATAACATTATCTTCTACTTCTTTAGGGATATTAGGAAGTCCACTTTCTGCTATTCAACATAAAATGACCATGAAAACTTATGATACCTCGTGTGAGGTTTCTGGTTATGGAGATCGTACACTTTTATCTGATTATGTTTCTGGCTTACCTATTCCTTTTGCTCTAGTTACAAGTGGAGTTCAGGCTCCTCACGCGCATGATGTATCTGCTGCGATCCATTTATCTGCTCACCCTTCAAATGTTCTGAGCTATAGTGTAACCCCCTCTACTATAGTGTTTGAACCTGGAAAAAGGAATGTCAGTAATAATATGTTAGCCCCAAGCTTGCCTGATAATCAGTGGAATGATGGGGACTCAGTGCGTTTAATAGTTTCTAGTGCTGAGAGTGATTCTGGTCATCCTTTGAGTGCTAATGTTGATGAAGTAATTACTATATCTAACGATATTAGTTGGAATAAACCTGGACCTGGGAGTACTGGATGCCGTATACCTGATTACCAATTAAAAGATCCTAATGATGCTTGGTGGTATGATTCTGCTAATAATTTTGTTAGTTCTAACCCAGGAACGATTATAGGATACAAATTTAACCAAGCTGTATTGTCTAAGCCTACAACAGCAACACACGGGTTATCCTTTAGGGATTGTGTATTTGATGGTAGAGATGCAAATGGTGTAGATAGTATTGATCAGGTAATTGTTGGTGATGATACTCATATGGCTAGAGATTTAAGTCTGAGATATTGTACTGTACGAAATTCTATAACTACTTTAATATCTGGATGTACACTTAGATTTGTACAAAATTGTGATTTCTTTGAGTCTGGGTATGGAGGTATACATGGACTTGGGGCATCAGCAGGATGTATTATTAGAGATAATTGGATTCACCAAATAGGTAGAAAGAAGGATTTTGGTGATATACCTATGTATGGAATATCCTTGTGGGGAGCAACTAGTGGAGCTACAATAACAGGAAATTATGTAGACACTCGTAGTCCTAAATTATATGATTGTGATCCTATTACGGGTGTTATAGGACCTGGGGGGAGTATCAATTGTCATGCCCCCCATGTTAGTGCTGGGTGTAGTGTTGATTATGACGATTACACCCCAGATGGATGCATAGAAGTAATATCACAGAAAGCTGGTGTGTCAGGGACTGTTGATGTCTCTGGAAACTGGTTTGGTGGTTGGAAGACTTGGTGTCAGAGGTATGTTTCTGGATTATCTAGTTTTGATGCCAGTGTCACAATTCAATATAATAGGTATGAACGAGATTTTGTTGGACCACAGATCACGCACAACTTCGCAGGGTTCTGGATTCCAAATAAACAATGGACTTGGGATAATGGCAAGGGTAATCTAGCGGATACATGGGAGGATACAGGTGTACCTATATCCTACGCAACGATGACTTGGACTAATCCAAATGAGTGGAGTTTATTTGCTTGTGAATTTTATAATAATTGCGCTCCTGGAACATATGATCCTGATTTAGATTGTAGTTATTATTGCTAACCTATAATAGAATATGCCTGAATATAATTTTGTATGTCATGAATGTAAGATGTTCTTTGATAAAGAATATTCTATGAAGAATGCTCCCGAGAGGAGCAGATGCCCTGATTGTAATAAACTTTCTAATAGAGATTGGCAAGAGATTGCCGTTCACTTTAAAGGAGACTGTCAGACCAATAGAAGTTTAGCACGAAGAGCTAACGAGAGTGCTTTTGAACAGAAAAGATTAGCTAATGCTCTAGTTAATAAAACTAAAGAATCTTTAGGTACAGCCACTACGGAGCAATTCTACAATAGAATGATCCCAGGTGAAAATTTCTCTGAACATTACTCAGATTATACAATAAGGAAATTATCTTCCACCGAGGTACTTGACAAAGAGAATCGGTTTGCTAGTATAGGTAAGACAATTGATTCCTTGGGCTCATACCACAAACACCAACCAAGACGACACAAACTTAAGGACGCTCCTAAATTCAAGGACAAGTAATGGCTTACAACTTCAGTGAAAATGTACAACGAGGTATCCTCTACCTCGCCAAGTACAATAAAGACTTTTTCTCTCAAATTACTCCTCTGGTTAAGCCTGAGTATTTTGAGTTCCCTATCCACGCAAATATCTACAACTCTATTGTAGAATTTCATGCTAAGTATCAGAACATTCCATGTGATGATTTCATCTTAGAAGTCTGTAAGAAGAAGAAAAGTACTAGAGAGAATACCTCGGACTATACAGATGAACTTACACTTATTAACAGGCTTGATACCTCTTCTATTGGTAACGAAGAGTTCTTCTTGGATGAGATTGAAAACTTTGCTCGTAAGGAGGCGATGAAGGATGCTATTACCCAGTCTATTGGGTTCATCCAGAACGATAACTACGAGCAAGTAGAAGAGGCAGTGAGGGCTGCTCTCACAGTTAATAGAAATGTTGATCTGGGTCAGAACTACTTTGATTCTATTACTGCTCGTTGGGTTAGGACCCTAGACAGGAATAATGAGGATCGTTACCGTACTATTCTTCCTACTCTTAACAGGGAACTAGAAGGGGGTCTGTCTGCTAAAGAACTTGCTATGGTTGTTGCCCCTCCTGGAGTTGGTAAATCTGTGTTCTTGGTCAATCAGGGCGTACACTCTTTGATGGAGGGGCGTAAAGTTTTATATGTATCTCTTGAAATGAGTGAGGATAAGATTGCTCAGAGGTTCGACTCAGTTATGACCTTGATTAATCAGAGGAACCTTCCCAATAAGCAGCAGGTTCTTATGGAAAGGCTAGATGTTTTTAAGGATCGTTTCCCTGGAGGTAATCTAGTAATTAAAGAATTCCCCACAGGCATTGCTTCTGTTTCTACTATCAGATCCCTCCTATCCCAACTAAAGAACTTTGAGGGGTTCGTTCCTGACCTCCTTATTGTGGACTACCTAGAGCTTCTAGGCTGCAACCGAGAGGGTCCAGAGTACCAAGTCCAAGAGATGCTTGCGCGTGAGCTTAGAGGGCTTGCTGTGGAGCATAAGATGCTTGTGTGGACTGCGACCCAAACCAATCGACAGGGAGCTAGGGTTAATGTTATTACTGACGCTGAACTGGGTGATTCCTATGGAAAGTTTAGAACTGTAGACTACGCAGTATCCCTTAATCAGTCTGAGGAAGAGTTTGATGAGGAACGAATGCGGTGCTATGTAATGAAATCCAGAAATGGTAAAACTAGATTTGTAACTGGTGTTTCAATCGACTATAATACTTTAAGTATGTCCGAACTCTCTACCAACGACACTAGTAATGACGAAAGCAACTGACCTTTTATTAGCTTACGAAAATCTGACCTGGGAGCTTTATGTGGACCTTTCAGATGATTTAACTGCTATAGACCCTTTAAATATTGAGGGGGAGCTACTCAAGCAAGCACAGAAGTTCTCATACTATTCAGGACTTTATGAAAATGCAAAAAAAGATTGTGAAATTCTTGAAATAGGGTTGACACAGTGCCAAGCTAGTGCTAGAATAAAGGGACAGGAGGAGTGTGAGGCTAAAGGCACCAGACCTACGGTAGCTGTATTAGATGGCTATATTAACTCTGATGAATCTTGTAATAAAATAACTTTAAATCTTGCCGATACTAAATACAAATTAGGACTTCTTAAGAGTCTAATGCAGTCCCTCTCGCACAAGAAGGATATGCTTGTTCAACTAAGTGCAAACCAAAGAACTGAAAAAGGGATTTATTCCTAACTACCTAACGGAGATAACTATGACAATGGACTTTGATAAGATTCGGGCACAATACGCCAAGATGGAGGGCGGCCACAAAAAGACTTCTGGATCAGGAGACTTCATCAACAAATTTTACGCTATCCCTGAGGGGAATAGTGTAGTTCGTGTTCTTCCTTCTAACGACGAGGACAAACTATTTTATGCGGAGACCGCTATCCACCGTGTTCCGACTGGCGAAGGTCAGACTCGTAACTTCCACTGCCGTAAGGTTCATGGAGAGGCTTGTCCTATCTGTGATGCTTACTATGCTTTGTGGAAAGCACCGTATAATGACGAGACACTTGCTCGTCAGATTAAGCCCCGTGCCCGTTACTACATGAATGTAGTTAATCGGGAGACTGACGAGGTTAAGATCTTCTCTGTTGGGATTATCCTCTTCAAGAAGATTATTTCTACCATCCTTGACGAGGATTATGGCGATGTTACTGATCTTGAGGAAGGTCATGACTTTAAGCTGAATAAGGTAATGGAGGGTCAATGGCCCAAGTACGATCAGTCTGCTTTCCGTCCCAAGGCTACCGCTGCGGGAACCAAGAAGCAGATTGCGGAGTGGATGGATGAACTCCATGATGTCCACTCTCTTGTAAAATTGGAGGAGTATGATACGTTCAAGCAAGTTGCTGACACTCTTCTAATTGGAAAAGGAACTCCTGAGCGAGATCCTGTCGATAGTCCTAGCACGGAAGTTTCCGATGACGACTATCTTAACAGATTGAAAGGTTAATATATGAGAGATATTATTATTACGTTTTTAATTACTGCTGTTATTGCGGTGGGGTTCTCCTCATGTGCTGTTCTTGAAAATTTCTTCGGGGAAGGCACGGTGTTCACTACCGCAGATCAGCTTGAGGAAGGACAGGAGGGAGCTATTATTCCCTTCGATCAACTTCCTGATTCGGTGAAAGCAAAGATCCCCGAGGGGACTTCGCTTGTTATGGCTACCAAAGATCAGTTGAAAGCTGATGCTGCCTATGTTGCTACTGGTCCTATGGACGGTGATGAT